TTTACAAAAGATTATGTATCAGCAAGTTTGATGCAAGATAAATTAAATGAGATTAGGTCTGTATTAGGTTATGGTGGGTCAGAAGTTTTTCCTAAACAAAGAGAATTAAAATCGAAAGATGATACAGGAAATTTTTTAAATTTACCATACTTTAATTGTAGTAATACAACAAGATATGCCTTTCTTGAGAGTGGCGAAGCTGCTACACTGGAAAGTTTTTTTGAATTAGTAGAAAGATATAAACAAGAAGACATCAGCACAATAGAAGTTAAGAGACCAGAAACACCATACTCTGATGGTCCACCGTGTGTAGAACTTATGGTGCAAAACAAAGTTACAGAGGGCGGTAGAAACAATGCATTGTTTCATTACGGTGTATATGCAAAATCTAAATGGCCAGAAAATTGGAAAACAAAAATAATATTATTTAACGAGTCTGCAATGGCTCAACCATTATCAGACATAGAAGTAAATATCATAACAAAACAACACGAGAAAAAAGACTGGGGCTACAAATGTAATGATCAACCTATGTGTAGTTTGTGTGATAAAAAATTATGCAAGACTAGAAAGTTTGGTATAGGTCAAGAAATAACTTTTCCTAATCTTACAGATCTACAAGTTGTAGCGTTAGAAGAACCATACTATTACATGAATGTAGATGGGGATCGATTGTATCTTGACTCTGCAAAACATTTAACAAATCAAAGTTTATTTCAAGAAGAATGTGTTAAACAATTAAGATTTAATCCACCAACATTAAAAACAAATGACTGGAAGAAACTTACAAATATATTGTTAGAGAATGCAGAAGTAACAGAACCTGCAGAAGGCACAGGCACAAAAGATATATTACGAAACTATCTTGAAGACTATTGTGTAAATAGAATACAAAAAGATGACTACGAAGATTTAAAAAATGGTGGTACATATACCAAAGAAGGTTATCATCACTTTGTGTTTGACAATTTTTTTCACAACTATTTATCAAGAAAACATTGGAAAGTGCCATATCAAAGAACATCACAGATGTTAAAAGATAATTTAAACTGCACAACTAAACGTGTGGGTAAACATAAACTATCTGTATTTGTTGTATCTAGGTTTGATAAAAAAGAAGAAACATATAAACCAAAACCATTTAAGAAAGATAATTACTAATGAAATATACAAACATATGCGGTAAAAATTTTAAAAATAAATCTAAAGCGTATAAATTTTTTAGAAGTTTAGTAAGAGAAACAGTAGAAATTGGTTTAAATAGGGTGGAGCCCATAATAGAATTAACAGAGCAAACTCCTTTAAAAAATTCAAATGTTAGTAATTTATTTAAAAACTATTTAGTTGACGGTGATTGGTATGGAAGAAAGACTAAAGGTCAAAATATTAAAAATTTTGTTTTAATTAAAGACGATTATAATGATTATTGTCTTGGTTTTAAATTAGAGGATGATTCTATAGAGTCCGTCACTGCTAAATCATATTTATCTTGTTTTGGAAAAGGGACTCAAACAGATGATGAAAGACTACATTCTGCAATGAGATATGAGGTAAAATATCAATCAGAAGAATATAGAAAAAATAATCAACACATTCAAGAGTGTTTTGACTGTCCTTGTCCTAAAGAAGCTGGTTTAGACGTAGATCATGTTACTCCATATAAAACAATAGTAAATTCTTTTTTTACTATTCATGACAAACAAGAATTTAAAAAAAGTATGAACAAAGAAATACAAGGTCTATATTGGAGATTAAGAGAGGATCACAGAAAAATATGGAGAGAGTATCATAAACAACATGCAAAGTTTCAACTACTTTGTAAAGAATGTCATAGATTAAAAACGGCGAGTGAAAGATGAGAACAATAATATATGGACCACCAGGCACAGGTAAAACACATACTCTGTTAGGACACATAGAAAAATTTTTAGAAACAACAGATTCAGATAAAATTGGATATTTTACATTTAGTAAAAACGCTGCAGTAGAGGGTAAAGAAAGAGCGGCACTTAAGTTTAAGTTATCTATGTTAGATGATCTACCATACTTTCAAACTCTACATTCATTTTGTTTTAATCAACTTGGTTTAAGTAAAGATCAGGTTATGAAAGAAAAACATTACAAAGAATTAGGAGAAAAGATGGGCTTAGAAATAGAGGGCACACAACAAGACGAAGACCATGACAGTGTGTTTTATTCTAAAAATCCATACATACAATTAATAAACATAGCACGATCCAAAGAAATAGATCCTGTAAAATATTATCATCTTACAGATAATCAACAGGTGTCGTTAAATAAATTAAAAATTATATCAGAAGAATTACAAAGATATAAAACAGAACATGGTTTAGTTGACTTCCCTGACATGATAGAAAAATTTTTAAGTGGTGGTGATACACCAAAACTAAGAGTTATGTTTGTAGACGAAGCACAAGATTTAAGTTTAATACAATGGAAGTTAGTAAGAAGAATAGAAGAGTCAGCAACAGATTCTTTTATCGCAGGCGATGATGACCAAGGTATATATAAATGGAATGGTGCACATGTAAATACATTTATAAACTTAGAGGGCACAAGAGAAATATTAGAACAATCACATAGAGTTCCACAAAAACCTTTTGAACTTGCAAACAAAATTATTAACAAAGTAAAAAATAGAGTAGCAAAAAAATATTATCCAAAAGAAAAAGAAGGATCTGTAAAACGTTGCCAAAGTTTACATGAAGTAGATTTTACAAAAGGTAAATGGCTAGTGTTAGCTACAGCAAACTATATGTTAAGTGACATAGGTGATGTGTTAGATGAAAAAGGATTGTACTGGCAGAGAAGAAAAGCAACACCAAGGGTTAAAAATATATACGAGATTATACAAAAATGGGATGAATTAAAAACAGGTGTGCCTATGCACTATAACGATTGTAAAAAAATATTTAACAAGATGAACAAAAACTGGGATAAAAAATTATTTAAAGCTATGGTAAAAGATCAGTTTTATGGCATAGATAATTTAAAAAATAAATATGGTTTACAAACGGAGGCAGAGTGGCAAGAAGCATTAGATGAATTAGGAAACGAAGATATAAGAAAGATAACAAAACTAATAAAAACAGGTGAGGATTTATCTAGCACACCAAGAATAAGTATCTCCACAATACATGGAGTAAAAGGAAATGAAAGAGAGAATGTAGTAATTAACACTGAACTATCTGGGGCAGCATACGATGAGTATCAAAAGAATCCAGATGATACACATAGATTGTTTTACGTTGCATGCACAAGGACAGAAAACAATTTATTTATAATCGAACCACAAAGGAAAAAAGCATATGACATCTAAAGTATGGGACAAACAACACGGAGGATCCCACTATCAAAAATATAAAATCCAACCAAGCAAGTTTGTAGTTGAGAATGAGTTGCTATACCCGGAAGGGTGTGCTATAAAATATATTATTAGACATCGTGACAAGGGAAAGAAACAAGACTTATTGAAAGCGATACATTTTATAGAAATGATAATAGAGAGGGACTATAATGAAACCGATATTTAAACCACAGACAGAGTGGTTACCACCACAGGACTTTCCTGATCTATCTAACTACAGTGAAATAGCAATTGACTTGGAGACAAAAGACCCAGACCTAAAAACTATTGGATCTGGATCTGTTGTGGGTCGAAGTAAGATTGTTGGTATAGCTGTAGCTGTACAAGACTGGAAAGGATATTATCCTATTGCACACGAAGGGGGTGGTAATATGGACATTAGAATGGTTCTAAAGTGGTTTCAAGATGTTCTAAACACAGATGCAACAAAGATATTTCACAATGCTATGTACGACGTATGTTTTATTAAGGCTGCAGGGCTTAAAATTAATGGCATGATCGTAGATACCATGATTGCTGGCTCTCTCGTGGACGAGAATCGCTTTCGATACGATTTAGGCTCTATGGGTCGTGATTACTTAGGAATAGGCAAAAATGAGGCTGTACTGAAGGAAACTGCAGACCTATGGGGTGTAGATGCTAAGTCTGAGATGTACAAATTACCTGCTATGTATGTAGGTGAGTATGCAGAACAAGACGCAGATCTAACCTACAAACTATGGCAAGAGATGAAAAAACAAATGTATCACGAAGATGTTGAAGATATATTTAAATTAGAGACTGAACTTTTTCCTTGCCTCGTTGATATGCGTTTTTTAGGAGTCCGTGTAGATACCCAAGCAGCATATACACTGAAGCAACAATTAATAGAAGAAGAAAAAGAATGCTTACAAAAAGTAAAAAAAGAAACATCAGTAGATGTTCAAATATGGGCTGCACGTTCAATTGAGAAAGTCTTTCAAAAACTGAACCTACCATACGACCTAACTGCCAAAACACGTTCTCCATCATTTACTAAAAACTTTCTGCAGAACCATCCACACCCAATGGTAAAGTTGATAGCTCGTGCTAGAGAAATAAATAAATCTCATACTACATTTATTGATACCATACTAAAACATCAACATAAAGGTAGAATACATGCAGAGATAAATCAAATTAGATCAGATAGTGGTGGTACAGTAACCGGTAGATTTAGTTATAACAATCCAAACTTACAGCAGATACCAGCACGGAACAAGGAACTTGGACCACGG